GTTTGAGTCAACTTACCGTTTTGGTCATATGATAAAATCTGAATAGTAATTTTATTGTTGTTTTCAGTGATAGCAACTTTAGCTGGTGCTCCAAATTTACCAGGCATCGTATCAATTAAAGATTTGTAATCATTTACTGTTACGGCCCTTTTTTGTGCGGCAAAGTTAAATGCTACCATATTTCTAACTTCTTCCGTTGAAGGTGGGTTCGCTCCCCCAATAGCTGCGGTTACATTAGTTATTGTTAGTGAATTTACAACATTTGAGTTAATTGTGTCTGATGGACCTGTTACTGCAAAATCTATAGTTCCTATTTGATTGATGACCCCTACACCAACATTTGATGCTAATCCACCACCTGTTCTATACTGAACAAATATGGTTGTATTTGGTTGAACCGTTAATCCTAAACCAATATTATTTTGGTAATTAGCTAAGTCTAAGTTTATACCATTTTTAGCAAAGTTTGCCAACTGAACATTTGGTGTTGTTGTACCCGCACCAAACTGAACTTTCATAAATCCTTCAGGTGTGTATTCTGTAATAAATCTATTATCTGTTTTGATATATTTTCCTACTTTATTTCCCGCTTGGTCAGTAGGTTTAGTCGGGTCTTCAATAAAAACCGTATCTTCCGCTAACGCATCCACTTCATACCATTTGTTTGTTGAAGTAACGAATTCGGTATAGTTTGGCACATTAGGGTAATTTGTACCATCTTTTTGTATTATTGCGTTTACCCCTAAAACATTTCTTTCAGGTAAAAAGAAATTAAAGAAGGGAACGACATCAGATGGATTAATAACTCTTTTGAAAACTTTTGTAGTGCCGTTAACAACAACTTCTCTTTTAGTAATCACATAGTTAATAATTTTGTTGTTGTTATCGAAAGTTGGTACTTTGGTTCTGTTCACAAAACCCTCTTGATTGTACTGTGTTGAAAAATCAATATCATAAACGGTCTCAAAACTTGTTCCTCCTCCATTAAACTGTGAACCTGCTCTCAGTACACCTAAATACCTAAAATCCTCGGCATCACCTAGTGGTGGTACGGTGATTGAGACATCAACCACAGCAACTGATGGCCTATAACCAGGTATTTTCAAACCATAAGTTCTTGCAATGTTGTAAATAGATGATTTTTGTTGAGCGTATTGTAGAACAGTTTCTTGTATGCTTCTATCAATATGATAATGTAAGTTATCTGCCACTGCAGCATTCAAGTCCATTAAAACGGAAAATACAGATGCATCATTAAAGTTTTGAATTAGTTCAGGGTAGTACTGTTTTGTATAATTAATCAGTCCATCTCTTAGTGATTCAAAATCCCTATCGGTATAATTTATTTTATTATTTGCCATCTTAAATGTTTATTATTACAAATTGTCTACTTCCAAACGCTCTTGCATCATTTGTATAATCAATTTTTATTTTTGCACTATATTCTACTGTGTTAGCCCCAGGTATACGATAAATACTAGCCTGACCCAATAATTCGTAGTCTAACTGACCACTAACCTCATCAGTTTCAGTGTATGGTTCTATTGATATATTATTTATTGTTAAATTTGGTATGAACTTACTTATTTGCTCCTCTATCTCTACACGGATATCCTCGAATGTTGTACCATCTAATGGTTCAAATATGTATTCATATAGACGAGTTCCAAAATCAGGTAAAAAGTATCTCGTACCTCTTCTTGTTAATAACAAGTGAACCAAGTTAGTTCTAATCTCATCATCACTAGTTTCGGTAAGTTTTAAGTAATTACCTTTAGGACTTTGTAAAAAAGGGAAATTTATACCGTATGTAATTCCATCTGCCATATTAAATAAATATAGTGTCGTGATATTTTCAATAAATAGTTATGAAATAAAAAATCCCGACATAGTGTCGGGATTAGTGTCGTGATTAGGATGAACATCCAAAACATTCAAAATCAGAATTTGTTGGTTTTGGTGGTAAATTCATATCGTTATAATTAATTGTCGGGGTTTCAATTTTAACTTTAGGTTGTTGTATTTTTGATACATCGACCGCTAAGTGTTTAGCTCCTGTTGAAATAGCTTTAGTTCTTACATAGTAACACAAAGTTTTCAAACCTCTTTCCCAAGAGTGAAAGTGTGACGATGTAATTTTAGATAAAGTTGGGTTACCCATATAGATATTCATTGACTGTGATTGGTCGATGAATGGTGCTCTATCTGCAGCCATATCAATTAGTTGTTTCTGTGAAATCTCCCAAATTGTTTTATACTTAGGAATTAAGTGTTCAATTCTTTTTACCTTTTTCAAATAGTTCTTGTCTTCAGGGTCCAAGTAATTATTGAAATTAATGTTTTGAATTGACCCTTCATTAATGATGATTTCATTTTTCAAATCTTCAGACCAAATACCAATTTTTTCAAAGTCATTGATGAGGTATTTGTTTACAATCATAATTTCTCCACCTACAACTCGTCTGTTAAATATCGCTGAGTGTGCAGAAGCTACCGGCATTTGAGCGGTAAATAATGAATTACAGACACCATAATCAGAAACACTTTTCTTTAATTTGTTCCAATCCCACATTCCTGAAAGTTCCATTTCATTAACATTCCACATATCAAATTGGAAAATACCTTTTGACATTGGTGACCCGTTAAAGAACTCATAAGGTTTGTACTTACCATCCATACATAATGTGTTACTTTCTGTAATTGCAGCATAATAGATAGTTTCAAAAATGTCTTTATTTAATTTTTTTGCCTCGTCAGATGTGAAGGTGTAATCCATTAAATAGAATACGTCGGCTAAACCTTGTGTTCCAATAGCAATCGCTCTTTGTTCCAATCCACCTCTACGTCCCTTCTCAGTTGAGTAGTTGTTAATATCAACGACTTTGTTTAATGACCTTACAACTTTACGTGTTTCTTCATATAATAAGTTGAAATCAAACTCACCATCTTTTACGAAGTTTTTCAAAACCATAGATGATAGAGTGCAAATTGCGGTAGTCTTCTCATCTGTATATTGGTAAATTTCATTACACAAGTTAGATTGTTTAATTACCCCAATATTTTGGTGGTTAGTTTTTCTATTAGCGTTATCCTTAGAACATAAATAAGGAACACCTGTTTCAACTTGTGATTCAACAATTTTAGTCCAAATGTCTTGTGCCTTAACTTTTTTACCAAGACCCATACTAACTGCTGTGTTATATACTTCTTCGTATTCTTCACCATAACATTCTTGTAAGGCTTTTAATCCTGCTCTTTTAATGTCATTAGGACAGAACAAATACCAATCAGCATTATTTTTAACCGCCTTCATAAAATTATCAGGAATCCAAAGTGCAGTAAATAAATCACGCGCTCTCAGTTCTTCTGCTCCTGTGTTCTTTTTAATATCTAATAAGTCAAAGATATCTTTGTGCCATGGTTCAAGATAGATTGCGGCACTACCTGGTCTACGACCTTGTTGATTAAAGAATCTAAGTGATTCGTTTACAATTTTTAAGTATTTCAAAAGTCCACCCGCATATCCACCTGAAGTTGAAATTCTACTTTCTTTACTACGGATATTAGACATTGAAAGTCCGATACCCGCGGCGTCTGAAGAGAATGTTGAAATGTCTCTTAAAGTACCTAATAATCCTTCTCTTGAATCTGAATCATTATAATGTAATACACAAGATGCTAATTGTGGAACTTTTGTACCGGAGTTAATCATGATAGGTGTTGCCTTGGAGATTAGTTGATTTGATAAAGAACTATAATATTCTTTAGCTTGTTCCAACGTATCTGTAACCCACAACGCAACTCTCATATACATATGTTGTGGTCTTTCAACAACCTGTCCGCTCGGTCTTTTTAACAAGTACATTTCTTGTAGAGACCTCCAAGCAAAATAATCAAAGTTATAATCATTTTCATGATTGATAATAGAGTCAATGTTTTCTTCACCGTATTGATTTATTTTGTTCATCAACTCTTCGTGGATGATACCATCGCCGTGTAATACTTTCATGGTATCACAAAAACTATCTGAAGTTTCTTTATGATAAGATGAAATGGCTACTGAAGAAGCGAGTCTTGAGTAGTCGTGGTGACTACCGGTATATGCCGCAGCTATTTCATAAATCAACTTATCCAACTCCTTAGTAGTAACTTTACCTTCTGTTGGTACAGAAGTAATAACTTTGATGAAAATCTCATCAGAGTTAACACTTAATCCTTTTGCGGAGCGCTTTACACGGTTGTAAATTTTCTGTGGGTTAAATGCCACAAGGTCTCCATTTCTTTTAATTATTTTTAATGACATATTATAAAATTTAAAAATCGTCTGTGAATGTTATAGTTTCGTTTAACTTTGCTTTTTGGTATTCCATCGTTCTTGACTCAAAGAAATTACCTTTTGTTTCAACCGCAATTTGTTCCATGAACTTGAATGGTTGCTCTACATTAAATTCTTTACTACATCCCATCTTAACCAACAATCCGTCAACAACAAACTCCAAATATTGTTTCATTAAGTTTGAGTTCATACCTATTAAAGATACAGGAAGTGATTCGGTGATGAATTCTTTTTCAATTTCCAACGCTGAAAGTAAAATTTCTTTAATACGTTTTTCTGATGGTCTTTCTTCCAGATGGTTATTTAACAAGTGAATCGCAAAATCACAGTGTAAGTTTTCATCTTTAAAGATAAGTGAATTAGCATTACATAGTCCTTGCATGATACCTCTTGATTTCATCCAAAAAATAGAACAGAATGAACCTGAAAAGAAAATACCTTCAACTGCAGCAAATGCTACTAATCTTTCTGCGAACGAAGCCTTTTCAATCCACTCTAACGCCCATTTAGCTTTCTTTTGAACCGCAGGTAGTCTATCAATAGCATTGAAACACTCGTCCTTTTCTTTAGCGTTTGAGATGTATGTATCAATCAATAATGAATACATTAATGAGTGAATATTTTCCATAGCTAATTGAATTCCGTAGAAAAACTTAGCCTCAGGATATTGTACTTCACGATAGAAGTTTTCAGCCAAATTTTCATTTACAATACCATCTGATGCTGCGAAAAACGACAATACGTTCTTGATAAAGAATTTTTCATTGTCTGTTAAATTTTCCCAATCTCTGATGTCATTTGTTAAATCGACTTCTTCTGCCGTCCAAAATGCGGCTTGGTGTTGTTTGTAAAATTCCCATATATCATTGTGTTCAATAGGGAAGATGACGAACCGACCAGGATTTTCTGTTAATATTTTTTCCATAATTTTTAATTAATTTAAGATTGTTGTTCTTTTTGCTTTTTCTTTTCTAAAAGCTCTTTGATTCTATTTCTGTTTCTATCTTCTTTCTGTTCTTCCAAACCTAAGAAAGTAACACTTTGTTCTGTATCTATTTCAAGCATTGCGTTGTCAAATTTACAATTTTCAAACACAATACCGTCTTTTCCGATTCTTGATTTTGTAATTGCTATGGTTGCCAAGTTCATTTCTTTTTGTTGTAATGATTTAGCAATCGTAATGATTACGTGACCAACTTGAGCCTTTTTAATTGACCCACCCATTTGGTCTGTGGTTACAACATCTGATGAAATCGAATTACGATTTCCTTGTGTTGCCGTCCAACCTGCGATATCCAATTCGTGACACATCGCCTCAAATGCTCTCATAACCGAACCTTCACTTTTCCACTCATCTCCCAACATTTTATCAGGAACCACACAATCAATGTAATCCAAGATAACCATATCTACTTTATTACCCTCAGCTATCATTTTTCTAACCTGATTTTTAATCTGGTTCATAGTGACCGTATCTGAAGGTAACTTTTTCATTATCAACTTGTTTTTTCTTGTAGATTGGATGTGTCTTACTTTTTCAATAACATCTTCTCTATTTTCTGTTAAATCGTCAGGGTGCATTCCAGTCCAAAGTGTAATGTGTTTTCTTTGGATAATTTTGGGATTGTCTTCAAAAAATATTTGTAAAACGTTGTATCCTAAATTAAATGCATGGTTTGCAATTTTTGTAGTAAATGTAGACTTACCAACTCCTGTAGGTGCTAATATAACGCCAATTTCTCCCTTTGCCAAACCTCCACGAAGAAGATTATCAATACCAGGGATTCCAATTGGAATTGGGTGTCTATAGTCGTCATCTAAAACCTCTTCAAGGTTAAAGAAAACGTCGGTTGTTCCTTTATCAACTTCACCAACCTGTAGAGCTCCTCTTACCATCTCTTCCAAGTGGTCATAACTTTCAAAATCACCCTTATCAATTATTGATTGGGCTTTGGTCATAACCTTTTGTAATTCTTGTTGTTTACAAAATTTTAATGACTTCTCTTGAACAAAGATTGAACCTTCATCAGATACGTCCTTTACTTGTTGTAATGTATCCAAGACACTCTTCTGTGCCATTGGGGACGAGATTTCTGACTTTGTAAG